CTGTTACACCACTTCCTAAAGGTGATGCTGTATAACATCCTGTATTTGCTCCACTTGATTCTCTAAATCCGCCTGCTCCACCACCACCATTTAAACGATAACCACCGCCACCACCACCAGCGACTACTAAATAATCCATATCATATGCAATAAATTGTGGCCATGTTCCACATTTTTTTGCTTGAAATTGACTTTGCATTGACCACACACCACTTGCTTTATTTAATTCTTTTACCACTACAATTCCTGAACCACCGGCTGCTCCAGGAACACTTCCTGAACCTGAGTTAGCTGATCCACCAGCACCACCTCCAGTGTTAGTTGAACCTGCTGTTCCAGTTGTTCTGCTTCCACCAGCACCGCCACCGCCAGTACCCCCAGCGCCTCCTGTTCCTGGTCCACTTGGATTTCCACCACCACCGCCACCACCGCCAGCGTAAACACCACAGTTTGGAGCTCCGGGAAAATCTGGACTTACATCTGTTCCAGCACCTCCAGCACCTCCTACTGAACTTCCAGGAGAATCACCACCGACTGCTCCAGATCCACCACCACCTCCACCACCAGAGTTAGAGCATGTTAAACCTTTTCCACCATTATTTCCTTGAGGTGGACTAAAAGGAGGTGTGTTTCCTGTTCCACCATCTGCAGGAGTTGGTGATGGGACAGCTCCTTGTCCTCCACCTGATCCACCATCTAGTCCGGGTGCTGCACTTAAAGCTGGGTTAGTAGAAGATTGCCCTCCACCTCCTCCACCTGTTGCAGTGAACATCGTAGTTCCTTCATCTCCACCTGGATTAAAAATTGAATCTCCACCACTACCACCTCTATTTGTAGAACCACCAGCTCCAGCGGCTCCAATAGTTACTGAATAAGGTGAATTACCACAAACATTTACTTCCACATTTCTTAAACCACCAGCTCCTCCACCACCAGCAGCAGATCCAAAAGTTCCTGGTGCACAAGCTCTTGCTCCACCACCTCCACCAGCTACAACTACTGTCTTAATTATTCTAGTTCCTGGTTGTGTAGTTACTGCTCCTGAAGATGTTTTTGATGTAACTTTATTTTTGCCAAACGAAGTTGTATTCGTTTTTCCTAAAATACCACCATTTTGATTTGCGCTGCCTCTTGGCATATTAGTGTCCTCCTATGCGGACACCCAAGCTGTGCCGTTCCAATCGTAAATTGTTTTGGTTTCCGCGTCGTCGTTTGATTTTGTTGCTTCCCAACCCTTAGTGTTGTCAGCGTTGTATTTTGTTTCGTTCCAAGTTATTGTATATCTCCAAACAGGTGGGTCTTCACCATCATCTATAATTGATGGATATGTAATTGGTGCTTTCCAATCATCATTACCATCTAATGACCAAGATGCATAAGGTTGTTGGCTTATAAATTTGTCTTTTGCAGAATCGTATCTCATTCCAATTCCTGCATATTGTTTTCTAAAATTATGATTATAAGAAGTTTGCTTCCAGCTTCCACCTTTAAAAAAATTTGAACACCATGTTTCTCCATCAACATGCATGTCATTGTCTCCAATGGTTCCGCCGCCTGCTGCAATATCATTGCCTACAACAACTACTCTTTTTACTATTTGATGTGAATCAGAAGTGAAACCTGATGGATCTACTTTTGATTCTAATTCTGCAAAATGTGCCATATTTATACTCCTTAAATTTTATATTTATAAATTAATCTTATGTTATTGTCAATGTACCAGATACAGTAAAAGTAGCTACTTTATAAGACCCTGCAGGACCCGGTAAAGTTGCAACACTATTTGCACATGGCGCAACTGCTAAAGTTGTTGTAGCTGGTGCTCTAACAACTACAATTCCTGAACCACCACTACCTCCATCTCTATTTGAAGGAGATGTAGAACCTCCACCACCTCCACCACCAGTGTTTGCTGTTCCTGGAGCTCCATTTCCACATGGAGTAGAACCTGCATTACCACCACCTCCAGCTCCACCTGTACCTTTTGGAGAAGAAGCACCAAAACCACCTCCTCCACCACCACCAGCTCTTGCTGTTGGTGTATTAGTAATATTTGATGTTGCTCCGTCTCCACCAGGTCCACCAACTCCTGGACTAGGTGCAGTACCTGAACCGGCACTACCTGCTTGTGTGGCTCCTCCACCACCACCAGCAAAATTAGGTCCTGGACTAGCTGCTCCACCTGGTTGTCCTTGACCTGGAGGACTAGCTGATCCAGCTGCAGCTGTTGCAGCACCTCCACCACCAGAACCTCCTGGTTGACCAGCGGCTTGTGGACTTCGTCCACCAAAACCACCCCCAGTTGATGTTATAGTTGAAAATACTGAATCGGAACCATTTGTAGCTTGTGCAGCAGGAGAATTGGGTGCTCCTGTTCCACCAGCTCCAACTGTAATTGTATAAGGACCTGGCACTACTTTTAAAGTACCTGAACCTAATGGAGAAACTGAATAACATCCTGTAGAAGCACCTGAAGATTCTTTGTATCCTCCAGCACCTCCACCACCACCATCATCATGTCCAGCACCACCACCACCAGCTACAACTAAATAATCTATTGCTACTTTATTAAAACCTGACCAACATCCTTGTTTTACTAAATCATAAACTGTATTCATTTGCCAAACACCGGGTGCACTTTTAGGATTATCTATTGCGGGCTCTTTGACAATAACTACACCTGATCCACCAGATCCAGCAGTACCATCTCCTGAACCGCCACCGCCACCTCCAGTATTTGCAGTTCCACTAGATGCTGCACTTGGTCCAGTGGTTCCACCTTGTCCACCACCACCGCCACCACTTGATGCTGAACTTTGTCCACCACCGCCGCCACCACCAGCTCTTGCTGTACAATCTCCTGGCCAAGAATTAGATGCATTTCCACCATTTCCTGCTTGTGATGTAGTTGCAGTAGTACCTGTGCCACCGGCACCTCCACCGCCACCACCACCCCTACTTACAGGGCCTGATTCTGTTCCATTTCCATCTCCACCATCATTTCCTTGAGGAGGACTTACTGGTGGTGTGTTTCCACATCCACCTGGTGTAGCAGGTTGTCCTGGTCCAATACCACCACCTCCACCACCAGATCCACCGTCACCCGCAGCTCCAGTATTACTTCCACCTCCAGTTCCTCCACCGCCACCACCGGCTGATGTTATTTCTATTGGTGTTCCTGGTGCAAAACTTGAATTACATCCTGTAGCTCCAGTATTTGCTCCCGGATTACCAGCTGCACCTCCACCACCAACTACAACTGCGTATGGAGAAGATCCACAAACTGAAACTGAAGAACAAAATCTATAACCACCACCTGCACCTCCACCACCTCTATCTCTAGCTCCACCACCACCTCCAGCTACAACTAAAACATTTACTGAAGTTGTTAAAGCTGCTGTAGTGATTGTGCCTGATGATGTTTTAGTGTGTGTAACAGCACATTGTGTTACTTCAGGATTAACTCCGTTAGGGGGTCCGATAATTCCGCCATTAGCCATAGCCGTCTACCTCCTACGCGTCGTCTAATACTTCATATGAAATAAATAAATCTAAATCAGATGCAGCACTAGCTCCACCTTTTAATATGTCACCTTCCATTAAATATATAGGTGTGTCCGAAATGACTAACGTTGCGTCAGCCGGGACTGAAACTGTTTTTGCTAAATAAACTGTGGCATCAGCACCTGTTGGAGTTATTCCTGCTGCACCGGCAGTTGTTAAACCATCTACAAATAATGAAACATCTGCTGCATTTGTGCCATCTACATTGGCAACTGTAATTCTATTAATTTTTACAAGTTTTTCTGCATCTACTGTCATTAAAGTTGTAGTTGCACTCGAACTAAGATTCCAACCTAAGTTACCACCCAGGATTGTTGTTACGTTTACTATATTTGGGTTCGCCATAATTTATTTTCCTTTACTGTTTTTACCCGAAAACTATTGCCATTGCAATAGCTTTTCCTACAGAAACCGCAGGGGCTTGCATAGTTGGGGCTGCTGCTGAGCCATTTGATGTTAATACAAAACCGCTAGTTCCTTCAGCAACTGCTCCAAAAGAGCCTGAACTGTTAATTTGTACTTGACCAGTTGTTCCAGCTGGTGAAGTCGTACCAATTGCTAAATCTTTAATATCTGGATTAGTTCCATCATTTGCTGTAGCAAAAACTAATTTATCACCTTTATCTGTAGTTCCAAATGTAACCGATGATCCTGAACCCGTAGCATATTTAAATTGAACTGTGTATGCTCCAGAAGTTGTATTTCTTAACATGTAAAAAGTTTCTATGTCATTTGGAATAGTTACTATTTGATTTCCTGTAATGGAACCTGTAAACTCGATCATTCTAAACTGACCTGATCCAGTTACATTACCATCAACGACTGTTAAAGCTGTAGTTTGTACTCCACCAGCAATTGATTTAGCAGAGTATCCACCAGTAATTTGTTCGATAATTTGTAAATTTGTATTAGTCTTTGTACCCCATGTACCAGCATTTTCGCCGGTTACCATTAATTCAACGCCAAGAGGTGTATATGATGAAGCCATTGTTTAATTCTCCTAATTAGTTTTATTTATATTGGTAATTTAGTTTTAAGTCAAACATAATTATTCTGGGTTAATAGCTGTATATCCAGTGCTAGTTTTAGGCGTCTTTACTGCATATCCACTAACTGAAGTTTTAGACGTTTTGGTAGTATATCCTGTGCTTACTTTAGGATCAAGTCTACCATAATATCTTAATATTAATTTATCATTATTTACACTACTTGTAGCAACTTGACCCTCTGGAAATACATTAGACAATTGGGTTGTAGTTGTAGTGCCAATAGCTGTTGTAGCGGATTGTCCTGCAGGGTCTACTAAAGTGTTTGGTAAAGCTGTTATACCACCTAATTCAGCTGCTAATACGGTTAAAGCATTTAATGTAATAAGAGGATTAGAAGTAAAACTTAAAGTTCCTAAACTTGTTGCAGCAGATTGACCTGTTATTCCCATTATATCTGCAGGTGCTAATGATCCAACTGCAGATGTAGCAGATAAACCAGATAAACCTACTGAGTGATCATCTAATGATATTAATCCCTCTGACGATACTAAACCTAGTCCTGTAAGAGTAAATGTAAGATCGGACTTAACTAAAGATAAAGAATTTAATGTAGATGTAGCAGATAAACCTGTTAACCCAACCACGTCTGCAGGAGTAACTGTTCCAAGAGTTGTTGTAGCACTTAAACCAGTTAAAGTTTCAGTTGCACTTTCAACTGATCCCCAACCATTTTCACCCCAGTTAAGTGTTCCCCAACCTGGTTTAACTTCAATTAATTCTTCTGGAACTCCAAGAGTTGTTGTAGCTGTAAGACCTGTAAGTGTAACAATAGGTGTATCACCCCATGCTTGATAACCCCAAGTTTCACGACCCCAACCTTGTTCAATAGTTTGAGCATCATTCCAACCTGCCTGTCCCCAGGTAAGTCGGCCCCATCCTTCTGTAACACTGGGCACGATGACCCTCCTATGCTATCTGTATGATTGCGTTTCCTGCTGTCTGTGCTGGAAATTGAATTGTGAAAGTTCCACTAGTAACAGTTTTGTCTGCACCAAAATTAATTGCACAAACTGCTCTGTTAGTTGTAAATCCTGTAACGGCTGTTGAATTGTAAATTAAACATCCTCTTGCTGTAAAAGAAGCAGATGAACCCCAACTTGTATCAGCAAATTTTACACATGCTGTATCACCAGATAAAACAGGATCAGCACTTGCTGATAAAGTATTTCCACCTGTTGTATATCCAGAAGAAGTTGAAGTTACTTCATAAGTGTTAGTTGGATCTGCTGTACCATCTGCAGGTGCAGTGTAAGCTGTAGTTGATTTACTTAATGTTGCTGAATTACTAGAGTATAATGCAATTTTAAATGCATTACCTGTAGGTGCTCCACTTGAATCGTTAAAATTGTGTCCGCCTTGTAGAATTTCTACTTTAAATGAATTACATATTGCCGATGTTATTGCCATAAAAAATCTCCTAATTATTGAGGCGCTGACTCGATTGGAATTCTAATTGTACCATCCGTGTAATCGTCTCGTCTTCTTCTTCCAAGTTGCATTGCTGCAAACTTCTGTAGTTCTTGTTTATACTTTCCTTCATATAATGTCAACATATCAGTCGGACCTTTTAAAAAAGAATAAGCCTCAGACAAACAAGCATATAATAGCCCTTGTGGAAAGTAATTACTAACATAAGTTCCACTAGTATTAGTTTCTAAACCAGTTGGCATAGCGTTATAATGAATAATATATTTGTAATTTTTATCAGGTGTAGGAGCTACATATATAGCTCCAGACGTAGCTGTGCTAGTTCCAGTAGTAGCACCCCCAAACATAGAATAATACTTAGGAAGTCCTGTTGTATCTTGTGCTGCAACACCTCCTTCAGTGCCTGTTAATTCTCCAACATACTCAGATATAAAAGTTTGATCACGTCTTTCTAACCATACTCCCTCACCTGTAGTAGCTGTTGTTGAATCGTAAACTTGAATACCTCTAACAAATAATAAACCAGTAGGCATTGTAATTGAATTAAAATCTGTTGCAAATTGTGCTTCTGATTGAATTCTGTCAGAGTCCATTGGACAATCTAAATTAATTCTGTGTTCAGCATTACGAAGAAATCCATTTATAACAGCAGCAGTAAATACATTACTATCTACCTCTGTGTAATTTCTAATATCTGTTGTTAAATCTGAATAACTATATGCCATAATTAAGCTCTATCATTTACGGGTCCAATTGTACACTGAAAACCGCCTCCTGTTGCTGTGCTTGTAGCATTAGATACTAAAGGCACTGTTATAGAATTATATTGTGTTTTAGTTGCTGGTTGAGCCCCTGTTTGAAATGTTGTTCCAATAGCAGTTGCTAAATAAGAACCATAAACTTTAGCTCCTGTAGAATGAGAGCTAGCTGTTGTGTTAGCTAAAACTTGACCTTTATATGGAGCAGAAGTTCCACGCGTACATCCTGTTAATGTATGTGTGCTTCTTCCTGTATATTTAATAGTTTCATTTTCGTATTTACCTGTTTCACTATTAACTTTTTCTATAACAATAAAACCTGCTGTTGGAAAAGCTGATCCATCAGCTAATACAATTGAATTAACTGTGTCATTTATAGCTCCATTAAGTGTTGTAGACAATTCTAAAGTTGAAATAGCAACACCACCCACTGGGTGTTTAACAGCTTGAAATCTAACATATGTTGTACCTTCATTTAATTTATTATTTGGAAAAGAAACACTTAAAGTTGGAGATGCTCCTGTAGTTGTAAATGGATTTTCTGGTAAAAGATCTTGAACTGGAAATTCTACTCTAGCCGGTCTTGCATGCATTAACCCTTGTGGATCAGCTCCTACTGGATGTGGTTCTAATTGTGGTTGTTTTGGTTCAAATTCAGAAATATGTACCCACGCACCTGTCCACTCTTGCACCATTTCTCTATATGGAAACGCTGCTCCTGATCTATCAGAGATCGCTAATGCTCTACTACCTTTTGCAAATCTAGCCATTATATATTTGGATAGTATGTCTTCGGAGTAATGTATGTGCTAGCTGGAGAACCATCTTCTGATAATGCTCTTGCTAATTCATCCTCGTACAACAACTTCATCTCCTGTGTTCTTTGTGGTGCAAATTTCATAGATAAGTAATATGATAATCCTGAAACCATACATGGTACAAATCTAAAAGGTGCATCACTTGCGTTAGTATATGCTCCTGCATCTTGAATTCTTTTTACATAATAAACATTTAAATAGTTTGATGCAGCAGTTGCGTTAGGCATAGGATAAATAGTAATTGTAACTTTATCTATAAATCTTTGTACCCAAAATTGTGAAGGAGTTCCAAGTGACGCTTTGTTTGCTGTTGCAGAATAAGCATCTCTTGCAACTTTAGTTAAACCAATATCTGATTGAGACGTGGTATTATAATTTTGTCTATAAGTAACATTTAAAATATCTGAAATACCATAAACGTTTGCTGTTGGAACTGTTGTAGCTTGAGGTGGTTCTCCTCCTCCAGGAACATCTGAAGAATTTCTATAAAAAGTATAAATACCAGAACCTTCAGCTGTTGCATCAACATTAGTTGATGAACCTACTACTAAATTAATATTAGTATTTCCTACTTCCCAAAAATGTATTCCTCTATTTCCCCATTCTTGAAATAAAATATTTAATGATCTTCTTGCAGTTTTTATTTGATGACCTGCAGTACCTACTAAACCTAAACGTTCGTAAGCATCTGCAATGATCTCATCAATTGAAAAGTTTTGATCAAATGCGTAGGCTGAAGAAGTAGTATTTGCCATCTAATCTCCTATCCAGCATAGAAGACTACTATTTGAATAAAGTCGCCTACATCGTAGGTTACATACAATCCATTAACTAGTCTAGCTCCTGTGCCATAAGCTGAAACTTGACCATTGTTTCCTCCAGCAGTTCCACTTGATTTATCTGTAGCAATTACAGTTCCTGCAGTTCCACTAGTTCTAAAACTACATGTTCCAGCGGCTGCGCCAGATGTAGTTCTAAAGCTACCAAATACTCCACCACCACCAATTTTTGCTCCTGCAGCGACACCAAAACCAACTGTTATATTAGCTGCTGGTTGTGATGTAAACTCAGCGGCTGTTACAGTTAAAAAAATTTTAGTTCCAGCAGTTAAAGTAGCACTTCCTGGTAATGCAATAGTTTCTGTTTGTGCGGCACCATCAACATCAGTTCCTGTAACTGTCATAGAAATTCCAGATTCAGATCCGTTAGTTGTAACAGTAACATTTCTTCCACCGCCATTGTGTGCGGCTGCAAGAGATGTTTGTGCCATAGTTGCAGATGTATTAGGTCTAGCTGCAGTTACAAAGTAATCAGGGTCAGCTGCTACTTCGTCACTTACACGTACCCAATTCATTAAAGTTATCGACATAATTTTCTCCTAATTATTTAGGCTCCCGAAGGAGCCTAAAATAATATTATTATCTTTGTTGTATAGTTTGGAACCAGTCGATTGCTAAATGATTAGCAACTGTGCCCTTACTATCGATAAACATGTTCATCTCTAAAGCTACATCATCTGGAACAGTAGTCGCTGCTTGCGTTCCTACTTTTTTACCATCTAAATATAACTTATATTGATTAGCTGTTTGACCAAGCTCAGTTCCTGCAGGTTGATAATGAAAACCTAATCTAACAGAGTTAGTTGGTTGTGCAAAAACAGTTGCAGTTTGAGTTGGAACAGTAGAGTCTAACATTGCAAAAGTAGAACCTGCTGCACTATCTTTCATATCGAAAGAAGTACCACCACCATTTTTTCTAGATAAGAATTGAATGCTAGTAGTGTCCTGTAAGTGAGAGAAACCAATACAATCAGTAGGAAGAGCAGCCGGACTTGTAAATCCATCTACTGCAAATCCAACATAGAAATTAAGTTCAGAAACATCTGTAACTGCTACTCTAGTTTCGAACCACCATTGTTTGCCTGAATTAAATTGCCAAACTTCTCCTGAAGCAATTCCATTATCTTCAGCAGCTCCTGGTGCATTGTCTCCGATTCTTAACCATCCGCCTGCATATTCAGAAAGAATAAATGCAGAACCAGTTTTTGTTTCAGTCCAATCTTCATCATTGTAGATAAGCCAATCGTTTTGATAAGCTGTTTCTTGGTTATAACCTCCAGTGATTAGGGGTTGTTTGATACCACTAAAAAGAGATGTATCTCCTTGTTTACCTCTAACGTTTGTTACGCCAGTTGAAAAGTGTGTAGTCATATTAATCAGCGCCTCCTCGCGCCAGTTATTCTTACTAAGCAAAGAATAACCAATTTATGATTTAATTATCTTAGTGACTTATTTATATATTATATTTTAATAGAGTGCAAGAGAGCCTTAAAAGAAAGTGCGATTTCAGCGATGTAGCTTTTGTTTAAGTAGCTACAGAAACTTGGGCAGCGGCATCATTAATTGCATTTTCTCTATTTGCAATTTTAGCTTCCTCGAGTTTAATGTCAGTGATAACTTCTCTAATTTTGTCATCAATTCTAACCATATCCAGAGTATATCTACCTTCTTGTTCATACTCCAGTTGCCACCTCAACTCCAAGGACCTTTTTTGTTTGTACAGGTCTTGTACCATCTATAACCTCCTCATAGGTTATTCTATTCGTGGAACCAAACATTCCAGCGTATTCCCAAACTATACTTTTTTCTCCAATTTTGTCAAGGATAGAATTTTCTATAGATTCAGCATTATCTTCTGCTTCTACTTCAAAAGACGCAGAATGATTGTATGCCCATATTTTTACTAGGAATTTTCTCATTTTCTCACCATTATTATTAAATTGTGGCCGAACTATGTTCGGCCACAAAAATGATTATTGCTTACGCACCTTCGCAACCGAAGATACCTCTATAGTCAGATGCGCCAAAAGCGTATCTTTCTCTAGCTTTGTATCTAACGTTGCCAGTATCAAAGTCCCCTTCCATTGAAGTTGTCAATGGAGTTCTTGAGAACATTTTCATACCATTTGGAACGTCCGTGATAATGTACCAAGAATCAGAGTCAGTTAAGAAATTGTTCACTCTGTAACCTTGAGGAATCATTCCCATACTGTTGACTGCATTGATGTCATTATCAGCTGTACCAGTTCTACCTTGAGATTTCATCAATCTTTCAGCGTTGAATTGGTTTGCAGAAGGAATTATCATTTTAACTCCTTTTGCTGCAATTCTTAAACCTCTTTCATCAGTCATCGCAGCGATGTCGATTAGCGATTGTTCTAATGAAGTTTCGTTCAAGTCAGCTTGTGTTGCTAAAGTGTTTGCTACTGTACCCGCGATAGTTGGGTGTGCTGTAGAAAACAAGTTTTCGCCATCACCTGTTTGAAACGCTGATGCTGCCGCTATTGACGGTAGACCATTGTTCAAAGGTGCTGCACCTTTAACTTCTTTAGCATTGGACATAGATCTTGCTAAAGCTTTTGTATATCTAGAAGAAAGTCTGTCATAAAGGTTGTCCTCTATTGCTTCTTCTGTGATAGCGAAAGCTAAAGCGATCGTTTCCATTGTGTATCTAGCAGTGTAAGTTTCTTGCGCGTCGTCGTACGCAATTCCTTGACCTTCCTGCTTGACGTCTGCGTTAGCGAAACCAGATAACATTACTTCCTCTTCGAAAGCTCTGTCTGATGATTCCGTTGTATAAATCTCAGCATGCTGATTTTCATACCTTTTGTATTCCAGCCCGAATAGTGCATTCAGACCTGGTTCTAGTTCTTTAACTAGCTGTGCTCGTGATATTGCCATGTCGTTATACTCCTATTATTGCCACGTAATACCAGCAGATCCAGTGTTTTGCAGATATTGATTAAGATTCTGACAAACGATAACCGTTGCGTTAGCTGAGATTAAATCGTTATTTTCAGGATCCTCTGCAGATCTTAGTAATCTGAAAGTATTTGCCGCGTTATCAACGTTTCCAATGTTTAGCTGTTTGCTTGATTGTCCAGAAGTTGTACTTCCTGCTGCATCTGCTTGAGTAACACCATAAGTTTTACCCATTGCTGCTCTAGCTAAATCGCTAGTAGCACCAATTTGCGCGTCTGCACCTACTGCAAAAAGTTGCAGTGGATTATCAATAACAAAAGCTGTTATGTCTTCGCTGTTGGCTGGAACAGTATTAGCTACGTAATGGTTTTGCCACGTTGGCTTTAAAGTTGTAGCCGCTGTGTAAAATATACCATTAAGAATGCCAATAGTTAGTTTCGTACGGCCGTCCTCTGCCTGAACAATGTATCCAGCTTTTGACTGAACACTAGTTCCTTGGAAGAGAGCTTTGCCATAGTTACTATCAATGTAGTATTTGCCTTGACCCTGAGTAGCTGGTGTTGAACCAACAGTACCTTGAGCTATAAGACCAAATCCTACTGTGTTTCTATTTGCCATAGTTATATTGCTCCTTATGAACCTGCCGTCGTTAAACGGCCTCCAGTTCGGTTAATTTATTCCGATAGTTTTAGAAATATTATTTCTTAGTACCACCGAAAGTGTGCTTAGAATTTCTATCAATTTTGATAGGCATTCTCTTATCCTGATCCCTAAGTAAGTCGGTTTCTACTGACTCGTCTTGACCTTCAGTTTGTTTTTGCTGATAGTCTACTCGAGCCTGCGCGAGTTCTTCGGGTATCCTTGCCAGGAGAAGGCCACCTACTCCAATGATTCCAGCGTATTTTCCGTCTAGCACTACAGGATATTGTTCTGAATCGTATTCGTCAGCTCTCACTAACTCATAACCAGATCTCAATCTTCCATGAATATTTTTGGAATCATTGAAACCCATTGACTCAGCTCTAATCCATCTGTGCCTAAATCCGTCAGGCGCTGGAGGTGCATCTAGAGATGATGGGGGCTTGTACTCTTTTGGTCTTTCAGTCTTTGACCGAGTTGCAGCCGCACGAGAAGTTTTTTTTTCGTCTTTTTTCATACTATGCTCCTTCCGTGAGTTTTAATTGTTTAGCATACTCTTCGAGTGGCACTCCTAATTTTTTAGCTATTGCTACTTGTGAGGAAGTGAGTCTCACTTGTTTGCGACCAGGTTTTGAGCTTCTGTTAGCTGAAGCTACCGACTGAACGGCCCTGCTCGTTTGCTTATTTTCATTATTACCAAATTTATGCGGAAAGTCAACTCTTATACGTTTGTCTATTTCTACATAATATTCATCACTCTTAGGATCAAAACCTTCTTTTTCCACTAAGTCCTTGTGAATTTCGAATGCAGTAAATGTCATAGCTCTATCTGTTCCGAACCATCTATTTTTTGCAGCCCAATCTTCAGCCATAGGATCAGCTTCTGGTAATGATCTTGGTGTTTGTGTTGGTAATTGTCCACCGTCTGACAGTTTAACAGGTTTTTCCTGTTCAACTGGTGTTGCTTGTTTTCTTTGCTTAAGTTTAGCGTTCTCGAAAGCTAACTCAGCAATTTTTTTGTTTGCTTCTACTTGAGCTTGTGCATCACCTGCTTCTATGGCTGACGCTAATTTTTGTTGCGCCATTTCCATTCCAGATTTTACACTTTCTTCAAACTTAGCAGTGTAATCAGAATCAACTTTATTAAATCTTTCCTGATCTATTTTTCTTTTGTTTTCGATTGCAGTAGCATATTCGATTGCAGCAGCTTCTCTTCGTTCCGCTTCTCTCATCTTACGCGTAAGTTTTGCAATTCTAGCTTGCACACCTTTACTGTAATCTTCTAATTTTTCATCTTCCTTTGTTACTGTTTCTTCTTTTACTGTTTCTTGTTCCGTTGTTTCTTCTTTAGGAGCGGTATCAACTACCGACTCATCTTTTTCTTCAGCAACTTCAACTTCGGTTTCTGGACCGGATGTGTCGATGTCAACTGTTTTCTTTTCCTCTTCTGGCATAGTTTCCTCCTATGTTAAAATTTATGCAAGATATCTGTTGGATCTTGCACTGTTGCTAATACTTCGTCATCATTAAGAAGACGAACTTCCCCACCCTCAATTTCTATTCTAGATCCTGCGTAACGTGCGAAGACTACCCAGTCTCCGACCTTGCACCATGGACCTTGTGAAAATCGTTCTTTATCGTTATAACAATCAGGACCCATCGCTAATACATTTCCGCATTGTGATCCTACTTGTTGTCTTTCAATTGTTTCTTGTTGCAATAAAACTCCACCTTTAGTTTTTTCATTCATCTTAAATGGTAAAACTAACATACGCCAACCTGTTGGTTGTGGAAGTTTTGCTTTTTCGTTTGTAACTTCTTTTTTTTCTGATTTTTTTACACCAACTAATTTTTTATTTGGTGTTATTATTTTTGGCGTCACCGATGTTGATGACTGTTCCTCTATTGTCATTTTGCTCCTTATCGTTTAGCAGGTTAGAGATTTCCTGACGCACTGATTCCAATGCATTTATTTGTCCTATTATATACTTATAAGTTTCCATACTGTCAACCCCACCGGATGTAACCGATATGGCTAACGACTCAACTCTTCTATTGATTGCTCTTCTTAAACTATTTAGTATTTGTTCTGGTTCCATTTAACATTTCCATCTTCTCCGTGCTTGTCTGATTCGAGAATTAGGATCGTTACGTGTTTTTGCAGATGATCGTCTTAGTTGGCCTGCGCTTCTTGCACAGTACGACTTACGTCGATTTGCAGCTTTTGATCCCGGCTTCACTTTTCCAGTCACGGCTGTTTTTAATTTACTTCCAGGGTTTGCTCTTCTGTAAGCAGCGACACCCTTCTTAGTCATACCTGCCCCAGATTTAGTTTTTCTATAATTACCACCTTTACCGGTAGTTTTTCTTATAGGATTTTCGGCCATTATCTTTTTTTCTTAGGTTTTTTCTTAGCCGTCTTAGCTGCTCTTTTAAAATTAGCAGCAGTTGGTGCTCCTTTAGCTCCAGGTTTTCTCATCTTCTCACCTGAGCCAGCAGCAATTCTTTTTTTCTTCGCATGTATGTTTGCGTAAAGTCCACGTTTAGCCATTATTTTTTTCCCTTCTTTTTTTTCTTAGGAATAATTCCTTTTGCCATTAATATATCTTTTTTAGTAATTTTACCATCACCTGAGTGATCTGGAAATTTACTTTTCTTTTTAGCTTTTCCACCTTTTTTC